CCGTTCATTTTTTCTTATGGTCTTGTTTTCAACGTATATTTCGTGTTTCAGGTTGTTTACCTTTTCAGCTACAGATGCAATCTCGTTGATGAGTTCCGGATCCACGTCTTTTTCATAATCGTTGAACCAGTCATCTTCGCCTAAATCTACACGAGCGGCATCACTTACACCTGTCACTCCCTGGTAAAGGTGGCTCTTTCTTGCTTCCATTGACCCACCACGCATGGCAGGGAATATTCTGGTTTTTACCTTATCACCTTTGTTGTGCTTCATTTCTTCAACGAAAGTGTGAACAATATCAGATCCGGCGATGCTGTCTGCACGGTCAGAGCTCACAAGTTTGTTAACGTGACCATTCCTGTAAATAATAGATTGCCTGGGATTTTCCACCGGAAAGCGTGGTGGGGTGAAAAAGTCCGGGATGTCTTTTTGCCCGTAAACGTAATCTATTCCCTCACGCAGAACCGGTCTGTTTGTTCCGGGAAGAAAGGATCTGAAGTAAGTTAGTACCTGGGGAACAATATTGGAAAGCAGGGCAACGTAAGATTTGTGAGCAAAAGCGGAAGTTTCACGCGGCAAATCCGTGGCAACGTTAATCACCCTGTCTTTGCCTGAAGATGTTTTTCCACCTGCACGCCCTGCTTCAATAAAGAGCCTGTTGGGGTCAACGATTCCCGCTCTTATCTGTAAGCTGTTGGCATACCTTTCAATAACCTGTTCTGTTACTTTCTGCTGTTTATTCATTGTCATCTACTTCTTCATAGTCCACATAATCGCCCAGGTCGGCGTCATCTATCATCTTTTGTTTTTCTTCTTTACTGGTTGGAAGGCCCTGTATCATTTTCAGGTATGCGCCCGCTTCTGCCTTACTGGCAATCTTATGAAGCGATTTTTTTTCAAAGCCGTAATCCTGTATATTGATTTTGTTTGAGATAATCATAATTAACGGCTTAAAGTCGCCGTAGTCTTTTCGTGCGGCTGCTTTTTGCCTGTAGTAATATGCCTTTTCAAACGCTTTGAATGCTGCCTGTTCGTTCCCTTTCGCCAGGGAAAGCTTTGCAAGGTCCTCCATTTTGTCTGCATACACCATATCCCATGAAGCGGCTGAAATGGAATCATCAATAAAGAAAAAATTGTAAGAATCAGAAACGCGCTGGCGGGCTGTTCGTTCGGTTAGGTGTGGTTTGCATTTGACAAGCTCACGAGATAGCCTGGTGATGTTGTCCGTCTTTTTATTTTCGCGGATCTCAATAACCTTTTCCAGGTCGCGGATGTATTCCTGGAGCTCTGCAGGAATAGCATTTGATTTGCCTTTTTTGCGAAAATCTGAGATAATCTCAGGGCTTAATGATTCAATTCTTTCCAGGTAGGTGCTCATACGCCAAACAGATCTTTTCTTATTTCGTCTTCTTTGTTTTTCCGGTTCAGATAATTGATTGCCCTGGCAGCATCCCCGGCGCCTTCTTCGCCTTTTTCCACGTTTTTGCGAAGGTGTTCAATTGTTTCCTGCCTGGCCAGTAAGTGACCACGGTCATAAGCACGACGAACCAGGCTATCGGGGTCTCTCATTTTCTGCTCCAGGTCGTGTTCCATTTCCGGGGAGAGCTCCAGCATAATAGCTATTTGCCTGGGGCTGTAATCGTAGCGCCCAAAGCTTTCTATTTTCTGGAGTATTTCTTCTGATTCTAAAATCATTGTTCATCTTTTTTGCTTAGTATCTGCTCAAACAGTGCCAGTTTCTCTTCGTGCTTTTTCAGATTCAGTTTGTCTTTATCGTGAAGATCCTTTTTCTTTTTCCGTTTTGCGTTATTGCAGTAGCTTTTGTAACGCTTAACGTTTTCCCTGGTGTTTGCATACTCAGAAAGAAACTGAGGTGGATCGTTCTGCAATAGCTTTTCGAGCTGAACCTGCAGGCTGTAATGTTTTACAAGCGGATGCCTGTTGTAAAACTGCCCGGTGTTGTTATAACATTCCAGTTCCCGAAACGCCTGAAGGTTGCGGATGCGAAGCTCGGCAATTTGTGCAACTTTTTGTTTGGTTGGTTTATTATCCAGCTCCGCATCCAGTTCCTTTATTTTCCTGTAGTCGTTAATCCGGGCATTATACAGGATTGTTGCTTTCTGCACTTCGGGATCCGAAAGGTTGTCCCAATTGATTTTTGGGAATTCCTTTTCTTTCTGAAGCTTTTTTCTCTCGACAACCTTTTCAGATACAAGGCGCTGCCTTGTTCCTACTGCTTTTTTTTTGAATCTTCGATTTTCTGCAGTATTTTCTTTTTGCTATCACGCAAAGAAATATCGAGATTCTTTCCATATTTAGCAACCAGCTCTTTTTTTGTAAGCTCTTCATCAGAGAGTTCTTTTTCTTTTTCTCTCTCTTCTGGTTCCTCTTTGGCAGGTATCTTCTCACTTTTTTCTGAATACTTTTTCCTGTTATCCAGGATTTCATCTTCAGAAGCATGTTCAATTAAATCCCAGAGTATTTCTTTCTTTTCCCTGTTTTTATCAAAATAGCGTGTATTAAGCGCTTTTGATTTTGGGTTTTTCTCCTTTAAAAGTGCAGAATCTGCTTCTGAGTGAGCGCCACTTTGAAGCTTGATATACAATCCGTTTTTTGTTATAAAATCCATAGCATTACATTTTTTACACTAAGGTAAATTGCAATGCAATGATTGGAAAGGACAATATTTTCTGAGGTTTGAAAGTACGAGGCGTTAAGTTAACTTATAGGTTAATTTTCTACAAATTCAGTTAACTTCTCATAAAAAGCAAGGATGTCATTTTTATGATACAGAGATTTATCTTTTACCAGGCGGTTCCATTCTTTGGTGAAGTCGTAGCCTAGTTGTTCTATGAGCTCATCCCGGGCAATGGTTAATTTGATTTTCCCTTTCTGCGGGTCTTTGTATTTGCTGATTACTTTCACCTGCTCCTGTTCAGGGTTCTTACGAAAGAATATAAACGACTCCTGAAGGATGCGCTTTTTGGCAAAGTATTCTGTAACACTTTTGATTTTAATTGTTTCCATAACTCGCTGCTTTATACAAATATACAAAAAACCCCGGAAATATAGCCGGGGTTTTCTGAATGTTTAACCAAAACTAATCTATGAGAAGAGTAACTATGCAGTCTGTACGCGGCTTCCTTCTACCTCAATGAGTGTTGCATCATCAAGTATTTTGAAGCTGATTTTACTTCCCGGATTAGCCGTCCATGTGGCAGCGTCTATCATTACAAATGTAGTGCTGTCTGCAATTTCAGGCGGATATGTAGCTGAATCGGGGGGGATTATATCAATAACCCTGCCGTAATCATCTGAGCCAATTCCGCTAACAGCGTTAATTGTAACCGTAGAGGCCGAACCATCACTCAGCTTATACCTGTCGTTTGATGTAATTGGTATGGTGGTTGCATCCTGTGCTACAGTTTCCGGTGATTGCGTCACAATACTTCCCACATACTTTAATGGCTGCTGCCAGTATTCGGAAGTAAAGTTCAGCGTGATGTATCTTCCATCAGAACCGCCTCCCTGCCGATCGAAACCTAATACCATTGGCTTATACCTGGAGCCCAGGATATATTTCGTTTCGTCTTCGCCAATACTGTAAATAATTAAGAAACCTTTACCCGTGTATTCTTCCAGCATGTCCAGAGATTTTTCCCTGTTTCCTGCTATTGTAAAGCTAAAGTTACGGGTATAAGATGAAACAATGTCGCCTTTTTCCCCGGTTGCATTTTCGTTCGGGGTTCCGTCAACGGCATCGAAGTAGTGCATGTATTCACCTGATTTCAATGGTATGGTTGCCAGTTCACGGGATGCGTTCGGTGTTGGATATGCCTGGTCGTAATCAACCTGGTCACGAGCCACCAGCCACACACGCATGGCGATTTGTTTGGGCGCTGAAAACTTATCGCTTATTTCATCGATGTTTCCAATGTTAGCCATAGAAAAACCAATTTTCAGAGAACCACCGCCGGTGACTATAGCTCCGAGGGTTTCCAATAGACTAATATCGGGGTTTTGTATAGCTGTCGCAACGGCAGGGAGAACCATGAAGGCAACTACCAGGAATAAAAACAACCCCTGTAACCTTCTTATGGAAAAGCCTACCTTACTTTTGCTGTATGCTAATTGTTTTTGTTGTTGTGTCATGATTGTTGTTTTTTTATGAAGACGCGATTATCGCGTCTTTACTGGTTTTATATGAGAGACAGGGCGGCGCCCTGTCTCGTTTTATATTACATTACCTACGCACTGGCCAGGTTAGGCTGCTTTGCAGTGTTCACTGTTCTGGATCCACTCTCTCTCCGTTCCAGCTCATAGAACTTGGAATCAGTGTCGTCCCATATAACCATAATGTAATCACCAACTGTATCAGGATCCCAAGCTGCAGTAATCTCACTGAACAATCCACTCTTTGCAATATTTGAAGCATTGGTTGCTGAACCAATTTCAATGATATATGCCTTCCCTTCTTTCTTGTTATCCAGGTCGGTGATAGCAGTTGCTCCTCCGTTCGCTGCAGTAACAACCCAAAAGTTGTCACTAACGTCCGGTGTAGTGTCATCTGCGGAAAGAGCCTTGGCTGGTTTGTTCATAAAGAGCATCTGACCTTCAAAGTTGTTTGCATCCAGGTTGGCTTTAGAAGTAAACTTCTTACCAACATGAGCCGCAGAAACACCTTCTTTCCATACGCTCCATGCGTTAACATCTTCCATGTCCTGCTGGAATTTGATGTTAAACATTTCGCCAGGAAGATTTTCGAGCAACTGAATGTTACCCGCAGGCTGTGCAATCATAAATTTCAGGTCACCCATTGCAGGAACCCAGCGAATCTTCATATCAGAATCCGGAACAGTAGCATCAATGATGCTGTTAAAGTCATTGTCTGTTCCATACTTGCTCCTGTACTGGTCACGATACCAGTGTCTGTGCTTTGCATTCAACAGCAATTCCCAGTCACCTTCAATAAAGTCTTCAATGACTGTAGCCATCTTATTCTTATAAGCAATCACAGCATCAACCATATTTGTGCTGGTGTCATCGTAGCTGGAAAGACCAGCATCATCAAACGGCTTTAACTTATATTCGTTCATGTAACGAATAAGAGTGTAGATAACTCCTGTTGAACCGTGCAGGTGATGGTAGGCTGTGTCAGCAATCGGCTTCACAAAAATACCACGAATTCTTCGTTGTATCTGTTCTTTTGTGAGCTTCTCGGCAATCTGAAGGATTGTCCACTCAATCATGGTCCACTTCACAGGGTCAGATCCTTCCTGGTTCAGGTAACCAATGTAACGGCGTTCAATCCACTTCATTGGTCCGAACTGTGTCTTCATCATCACGTCATCAACGTGACCCATTTCAGGCTGCAATTCCATATCACCTTTGAACACTTTACCAGTTTGGTAAGGCTGTGAGAACTCACCAAAGAAAGCGTTTGTGATAAGGTCTTTATCCTGTATGCCGTAACGTTTTGGAAATATACCAGAAAGAGAAGGCAATGCAAGAATACGGGCAATAAGCGCATCCTGACGACGAACGACAAACTGATCACCAAGGTCTGCGTTTGACAGGTTGGTGTAGTCCACGTTTAGGGCACCTTCTTTATTCAGGTTTAATCTACCTTCAGACTGAAGGGTTTGCATACGCTGGGCAATTTTTGCCCCGTACTGTTTCACTTCCTTTTGGAAGGCTTCATGAGTATCTTCATCCGGTTCTGAGGTTTTAGCCACAGCCGGATTTTTCATAATCTTATTCCAGCGCTTGTCTAAGCTGAACATGGAGTGTTCAACCACGCCTCCGAAAAGATGGGTGTCGCTGTGCGAACCACCTAAAATTCCAATTTTCAAGGTTTTTTCCTCCGGTTTATCTTCCTCAGTTTCCTGGGAAAGTTTTTCGTTTTGTTCTTTCAGTTTCTTGTTTTCCTTTTGCATCTCTTCGATACGGGCGTTCAGGTCAACTGTTTTCCCTGGTTCCTTTTTATTAGCCTTCTGGTCGCCACCTTCTGGCTCCTGGTTGTTGTTTTGAGCGCCACCTTCAGCGCCTTCAGCTTGTGCACCTTCTTCTTCTGATTCTTCTTCAGCAAGAAGACCCAGTGCGTTGTCGTACTTCTCGGCTTTCTGCTTGGTTTCCTGGAACTTTTCAAAATCTTCGTCAAGTTCTGTGTTCCACATTTCCTTATAAGCTTCAGCCATTTTCTGCTTATCTTCTTCGGTCTTTATCTCAGACGGTTTTTTGTCTTCGCCAAAAACCTTTTTGATAGCAGCTTGTAATCGTTCTTTGAATGTTTTCATTGGTTTCTGATTTATGAAATTAACTTAAGGGCATTTGATACTTTATTGCTTTTGCTCCGGTATTCCTGTGCCATTTGTGCAATTTCCTTAACTGCATCTTCAATGAGCATAATACCGTCGATTAATCCTAAGCCTTGATCAATGGATTGTTGGCTTGTATAAGTTTCTCCCCTGAAAAGAGGGTGTTCCTTATCCCCGTCTGCGGGGAGGTTTTTTGTTTCTGGTCGAGCCTCTTTGACGGCATCGATGAATTGTCGAGCGAGCGGGTCGAGCTCCTCTTTGATGAATTTTTCTTTTTCTTTCTTGTCATCTTGTAATAGTCCGTTTGTTTTTTTGTTTTTCCTGTCGCTGTAGTTTGAATATTCCTCTATCCATTTGGCACCCATTGATTCAAAGAGTGGAATAAGATCCAATCCTGAAACCATTGTGCCTATGGATCCAATAATTTCGTTGGGTGTCTGGGCAT